AGACGAAGGGATTGGAATTCACCTTCACAACGACTTCAACTTTGGAGGAAAAGTAACGGAAGTCGTTGAGTGTCTCAGCAATCTTAGCAATAGCGTAAAGCTTCTTAGGAAACTGATAGACTTTGATGTTGGCGCCGGCAGCGGTGGCGGAGGACCACAAGAACGTTTCAAGGGGATACAAGCGAGTAAGAACGGTGCTAACCTTTTGGTCAGGGTAGGGGTTCATCATGTCTCGCATGTTAAAAGGACGTTCAGTGCGATCCTCTTCGGTGGTGCCGACTCCGTCAACAAGTTGGGTCAAGTTGGCGGTAGTGGACATAGGGGCGAGACCAGCGGCGTTGGTGACAACGTCTTTGGTCACGGTGACCTGCCCTTCATCGACCTGGGCAGAGGAGGTCTTGGAGATACCTGTGGAATCAGCTGTGCTTTTCATGACGGTGGTCGCTGCACAAAGCAACCACCCGGGGGCTGTATTTACCACTGAGGAGCTCAGTGTACACCCAATGCAGGAAACGTGACAATAATACAAGATCATCACGGCCATCACACAAAGGGTCGCAAGGTTCCAGTTGTTTGTCCAGACTGGCCTGGAGGGCTGGCGCTCTTTAAGCACGCCGAACCCAGTAGCCCATCTTCTGTTGCCAGGAGACGAGCATGTCGAGGTACGTGTAGAGGACGGGTTCACACCCGTGGGCAAGGAGAGCGCGATTAATACGATGACGGCACGCTTCGTAGAAATCTTTTCCGTAGAACAGAGATTCACGAAGGGCCATTTCGGCGTTGATGGTCTGCGCTTCCTGGCGGGTGTTGACGTCTATGCGGATCCATGAGACGATGTTTGCAATGACCGAAACGGGAAGTCGGCCAATGAGGTAGGAGTTGAAATAAGCAGGAGTACGCTTAGTGAACTCGCTGTGCTTGTCATACGGTTCAGACACGCCAGACTTAGAGGAAGTCGTGGCTTGAATGTTAACCGCGTTGTAAGCTTCAACGAGATCGAAGGCGGTCATATTTGACTCCGTGGAGATAGCAGAGTCATCGCCTTCGGACGCGCGGAAAGTGGTACGGTAGAACTCGTCCCACGCATGGCCTGGAAGACCAGCGCGGCGGCGGTAACGAATCCACGCAAGGTGGGTGAGCGTGTCGGTAAGGTTGTTGTTAAAGTACTTAGTAGCATCCGAACCAGACAGGAGACCGTCCATGTGGAGGTAGACGTTCTCCATCCACCACTCGTAGGCCATGTAGCCAGTGAGAGTTTTCGCTTCGGCGATTTGAACAGCTTCTTCTTCAGTAAGAAAGGGGAAGACAGAGAGCAGGTCGCCGACGAGAACCTCAGAGTTGATGATGGTCATGAGGGTGAGGAGTTGGGAAGCGTCGAATTTTCGTGCATCGACGTTGATCTTCTTAGGGAATGCGGCAAGGTTGGACCACAGCTCGTGGCCTTTGAGGCCGGTCGGATCGACACCGAGAGCAGTTCCGTTGTTAGGAGCGGAAGCAGCAATAGCAGCGTCGATGGGAGCTTGGATACGGCGGTTGGCAATGAGCATGCCAGCCGGAAGGGCACTAGTGAGGCGAGGAGCCTTAACGTAGCACCCATGAGACAAGGGCTTGTTGAAGCCTGGAGGAATCTCATGTGGGTAGAACTGAATGGGGCGTGGTTCAACCTTCATCGTGGTTTTGGCAATGGTCATGGGAACCAAGGACTCGGCGCCGACAAGGGCAGACGTGTACATATTGGCAAACAAGTTTTCAAACTCGTCTGAGTACTCGTCTTTAAGTCGGTAGCCATCGTCACAAGGCTCGCAGTATTCGAGCTTGTCACCACGAGAGTTGACGTGTGAGAAGCTGTGGCCAGCTGAAGATTTCATGTTGATACCTTCAATGTAGCCATCGCGAGTGCCGTTGATCGCCTCGTCTGTAGTAAGAAACGAGTCGAATTTGCGGCAATGGCGCATGGCAGCTCCGCGGGACAAGCGGACTGCGTGTGCAGCTTCACGGACATCCGAGATGATAAGAGGATCAATCTCGGGGAGGGACTGGGGATACTTTTCCCACGCGGATTTGGGATCGCGCAGGTTAACTGGAAGAGTATTAACTTCCGGGACGGTGGCAGGGTTGCCGTCCTCGTCGGTGTATGAAACACCAGCAAGGACGTTGAACAACTCGCTTTTGAATATCTCGGTCTTGAATGGTTGAAAACCAACTCGAGGAGCGACTGAGACATGGCTCTTGGCGTGAGCGTCAACACCATGGGACTGGACAATGTTGGTGTTGTCCTCAATGTGTACGTTGTTGTGAATCTGGGGGTAGGTGGTGTCAAGGAACTCAACATCTTCCTGAAAGATTGGGCATAGAAGGTGGCGACTATCTGTGCCCCAAGCACCGTACACACCGAGGATAAAACGAGCACCATCTCCAGAGCGGGGATTGAGCGTGATGCCCATGGAACCGCAGAAACCGTTTCGGGTCTCAGGGCCAGTTCCAAGGCATAGGAGGTGGGCACGAATGGGGACACCACCACGCAACATACTGCGAACAGATGTGCCGGTGTAGTCACCAATCGGGGCCATGATGGGCTGGGTAGGTTTGGAGGAAACTTCTTCAGCAGTGATCGTGGCTTGGGTTTGGGAGCGCGCAATTGCGATGCAATCGGTCAAGCGCGCGGGGAGGTAATCGGACTTGCGCAACAAATGCTTCTTGAGGGTCTTGAGACGGACCCCACGAGGGAAGATGAGGTAGCAAAGTTCGATGGCGGGAACAGGAATGAACTGGATAATAGAATCGTTGGTGACGGTATAACCGGGCTCCTTGGCAATAGACATGGTCTTGTTAAGACCAGGTAGGACTAAAGTCTCGACGAATTGGCCATCGAGATAAAGACAATGCAAGGGAGTGGCGGCAATGCGACCGTGGATAAACGACACATAGGCGTTTCCAGTGTGGATGTATTCACCCGACCTTAACCTGAAGTACGCGGTGTGGACGTTGTTGGAAACAAGCGGTTGACGAACTTCGGGGGTGGTATTGGTCGGGGTGATGACGAAGGAGGTGTCGGACTTGGTGACACCAATAAAATCGGAGTCCGGGAAGGTCGTAACGCGACGGGTTTGAATTGTAGAGGGCAGTGAATATTGTTTGGGAGTGGCTTCTTCAACCGGTGGAGGGAAGAAATAGCCAACAATCTTAATCACTGCAACAATACCGAGAGCGTATAGACCGACCCAGACAGCGAAAAGAGCGACGTAGGCGACACCTGTAAGAAGGATGCCGCCGTAATCGTACATAATCTGAGTGAATCCGGCGTAGAACTTGTTCTTGTAGTAATGCAAGCTGGCAATGAGGGAGGAAGGGCACTCAACAGTAGTAAGGTTGAGGCGGTCGGCGGCGGTGAGGGTAGCGCGGCAGACAATTGCGCCCTTCTTGTGTGCAATGCAATCGTGGGCATGATCGTAAACACAATCGTAGCCAGCGTACATAGTAAACTTGGTGGAAGGACAAAATTCATACTTATCGGTGATGCCGAAGTACTGGCGCAACGTGGAGATCGTGTTGCCAGTGTCAGGAGTGTCAAGGACTTTTGAAAGGTCTTGGGAGGTCGTGTTAGGCGTAACCTCCACTTCGGGGTGGTCATATGCGCATGCATTGGCGAGGTCACCTTCGGAATATTTGGTTCCGGAGGCGACACGCTTCATAATGAGGGGATGCACACGCATTTTGGGTAGGGCAATCTGAGGAACGGGGGATTCCTCGACGGAATGGTATTCGTCGTCATCTGTGATAGAGATATCAGCTTTCTTCTTAGGAACAGCTGGAAACTTGACGGGTGGCATGACGAAATCAGGGCGGACGGTGGTGACGGAAGTAGGTTTCAGCTCATAAGTGGCAGCTAGGGTAGCAGTGGTAAGGCCATAATGAGTCGAACCCTTGTGATAGGCGACGATTGACTTGTGGAGAAGAGCAATGATGTCGTCGAAAGAGACTTCCTTGGCGCCTTTAGCGTCGTGAATGATGAAATTGAGGGATTCATCGATATTGTCGGGAGTGATGTCCTTATAAAGGGACCTCTTACTCGCGATCATTTCGATACAATAATCAAAGCGACGGTTGAGGGCTTCGTCGTTCAGCATGCCGTAGTCGTTGGGAATACGATTGAGCGTGGTGAAGACGATATCGGGCGAGA